GCTTCTGAGAGAGTGACAGAGATGTCGGTTAGTGTTAAGTTTAGTTGTCTGATGGATGCGCCTAATTCTTCTAAGTCGGATTCTATCCTGTTAATCTTCTCAGATGTAACCGCTTGAATTACTTGCATTTCGCTAAACTTTCTACGTTCTTCCATGACATTATCCATTAAATCGTCTAAAAGGAGTCCATCTGGCTACGAACTGACCAGAAGTCTTCCACCCAATGCTCGCTTCAAAACACTTGCCATTACCTCTGTCTTTGACTAGCTTGTACTGAAAGTATTGAACCCCCTCGGCATCTTCAAAGATACGGAGATATGAGCCTTCTATAGCTGGATTACGGTCAGATGGGTTAACTCCCTCCTCGGAAAGTGTCACTAAGGGTGACTTTGCGCCTAGAACGCTGTACGCAAATCCATACGCATTGTTACGATACAGCCACATGACACGCAGTATGTAGGTACAGATGAAGTTTTTAGCGACACCATCAGTTCTAAGCCAGCTAGTTGATTCAATGAATCGTGGTTCAGTCCCATCTAGCGTTGAGTCGTAGGTCTGAAACCATCTGAGCCATGAGGGTAAGTTGCCATCGCTATCTGCTATTATAGGTAATAGCGGATTTATAAAATAGCCGACTGCGTTAATGCAGAAATCTGCCAAAAAGTAGATTAGGAAGCGTGTGTACATATTATTCGTACAAAATATTTATAGAGCCAGCATCGAAGGTGTCTGTGCCGTTTACAGTGGTGATGCGAACTCGGTCTAGAGTGCCAGAAAGAGCAACTGAACCAGAAGAATAAGTACCCAATGCAGTAGTTGTGGTATTTATTACAGTACCTGTCATAACCCAAGTATTTGAACCAAAACTTGAAAACACAAATGCGCCATGTTTGGCATAAGCTGCATTATCAGAAAATGAAATCATCCCTGCGGTTGATGTTCCTGTGTATGCCGCTGTCAAACTTAAAGTGGTTAGACTTACATACCCTGTTGTTTGCACAGAACCAGAACCAATTTGTAAAAGATGATTACTTGTGCCGCTAGTAGAAACCCCATTAAACATCACAGTAATCCTCTTAACCCAACTAGGTATCCCTGTGAAGTCAATAGATGTACCAGATGTACTAGCGACTGCTGTTCCACTTGTAATCACGCTACTTGCCATAGTAGACAAGACAGCCCCTGAGATGCTAGGAGAAGTCCCCAATACAACCGCACCAGTTCCTGTGCTGGTAGTAACTCCACTACCGCCATTAGCTACTGGCAGAGTACCTGTTACTGTGGTTACTGGGACACCAGTGTCCCCTGATAAGATTAGGCTCATATTAAATCCCTACCTTTGCGTTTAATGCTTTCAACTCATCCAATGTGGTAGCAGTAATCTTGGTTATATCACGCAGTCTTTGCTTCTCAGCTACGATAGCTTTAGTGTCTGTGCCTGATTCTAGGGCGCGTTGGAATAGGACATCTTGTGCTTCCATTAGAGGCTTGCGTTCTGCTCTGAGTCTATCTTGAGTGATGGCTACTGCTTTGGTGAAGTCTATATTTATGCCCATGTTGCCCCCTGTGCTATATGCCCTATGTTGCCTCGTGATACATAAAACATAGATGCTATTTTAGATTGTGAAACACCTTGAGAGATTAACCTTTTAATATCTAACACCATATCCATTGTCAGTTTTGTTGCTCTGGTATTTCTTGCCTGCTCTGTTCTTGTTGCCCATTTGCAATTATCTTTGCTATACCCCAAATTATTATCAATTCGTTCAAGAGTTAGTTTGGATGGTTTTAATCCCATATCTTCAAAGAACCCTGCAAATGTAGTCCACTTGTCGCATACCGTAATGCCACGCCCACCATAACCCTTATACGCATGGTGCGATGTATTACGACAACGCCCAAGCATTGAATCCCAAATCTTATACTCATTAGAATTAGACATTCCGTGAGTTGTCCAAGAACAACCACATGACTTTGTTTTGCCATCAAACAAGTGCGAGTGTTTAACAAGTTTTTCACTGCCACAAGCGCATTGACATCTATATAAGCGTTGATGTGATTTTATATCATATGCCATGCCGCCAACAGTCCACTTGCCTATGCTTTGACCAGTCAAGTCTGGTGCTGTCATTACGAATAGACCCATGCATCCCTCCACGTTCTATCGGTTGGTACTGTGTCTGTGTCTACTATCTCGTAGACTGCACCCTCTGGGATGTCTTTCATACAGGCTTCAATAGTATCGGCTGGCACTATTACTGCTACACCGCCTGATTCTGTTTTGTATATTATTCTTTTCATTGGGTGTCCTTTTAACGGAATACTGAAATATTTACATAATTAAAATCTAATTTAGCGGCGGTGCTTCCTGTGGTAATTCTTACAGCACTTGTTGTAGATAAGGCACATTGCACCGCTTCACCACTTGAATTAAAGCCAGAAAAATAAAAACCACCACCAACTACACTTCCATTAGCATCAACTAAAGCTGTTGTGAGGTTTGCAGTATAATCGCCCGTTCCGTTATCAGTAATACTCGACACATTCCCACTTGCACGAATAGCCACAGTGCCAGTACCGTTGAAGTTTACCCAAGCACGACACATATAGAGTGGGGCAGTACCAGATACAGTTGATACGGTAGCTGAGTCTATAACTGGGGTTACAAACGTAGGAGATGTAGCACTTAGCACACCAGTAGCCGAGAGTGTCCCTGTGATGGCTACACCAGTAGAGGTGAGGGCTAGTATTGTGGTAGTGCCAGATTGTAGGTCGAGATTGCCAGAACTGTCTGCAGACGTCACAACTCCACCACCCCCAGCCGTCAGAGCAGAAATCGAAGAACTCATAGTGTTTTATCCTTATTCATTATTTTACTCATAAAGCAGGTTTATAGAGCCAGCATCAAAGGTGTCTGTGCCGTTTACTGTGGTGATGCGTACTCTGTCTAGAGTGCCAGCTATTGTTACTCTACCTGCACAATAAGAAGCATTGGTAGTTAAATCTGTAGAAACACCACTACCAACCCACAGATTTCCAGACAATAAACAAAATACCATTATTCCAGATTTTGTAGACGATGCCCCCCAGCTTCCTGTGAGTGAGAACCCAGTAGTGCTGGAATTGGAACTGACACCATTCTGCCCAACGCTGACATAACCAGTTGTAGTAAAGGTAGTAGAACCTAATTGAATTTGACAAACTGATGAACCATTTGTACTGAAATCATTAAACATCACAGTAATCCTCTTAACCCAACTAGGTATAGATGTGAAGTCTATTGATGTACCAGATGTACTAGCTACTGCTGTTCCACTTGTAATCAGACTAGCACCAGTAGTTGGAGTACCAGCTAATGTATAAGTGCCTGTCAGAGAGCCAGATAGAACTGGTGCAGTCAAAGTCTTATTCGTCAGCGTATCAGTCGTAGCCTTCCCGACTAATGTGTCAGTTGCGACAGGGAGAGTGAGTACGCTAGAACCTGATACCGCAGGTGCGCTGAGAGTTATTGAACCCGATGTATCTCCGCTTACAATTACGCTCGACATATATTATCCTTAAAGTATGACCCAACGCGCACCGCTGGGAATAGTAACTGCCACACCACCATTAATCGTGATTGGCCCAACACTTGACGCACTTTTCGCAGTAGTCAAGGTATAGCTTGTCGTGACTATCATCGCGTTCTCCTGGAACACAGCATCACCGCCAGCACCAGTAGCCCCTCCACCTATTGATCCCCAAGCCGAGCCGTAGCCCTCGAAGGTTGCTGTGGTTGTATTATACCTTACATATCCTGCACTTGGCGATACATCTCGCTGTGCTGTTGTTCCTACTGGAGCAACTATGGAGCCAGTTGCAGCAGTGACTACGTTCAGTGCTATCTTAGCTGCTGCTGCGGTAGCGGATCCAGTACCACCACCGGCTACAGGAAGTCCTGTACAGTTGGTCAGAGTACCAGATGCCGGTGTGCCTAGCGCACCACCAGTTTTAAGGTTTAGCGCATCCTCTATAACCAATGAGTCAAATTCAGCACCAATCTCAGTACCACGCACAACCTTGGATGGATTCCCAGTGATTAGTGCATCTTTTGCTGCAAAATTTGTTAGTCGTATGTATGCCATTATAGTTTACCGTTCTTTGTATATATATCCATGCGCTGAATGGATATTTTAGATCCGTTAATATCTGATTCGATACCAAATTGTATCACTTTCCCACTCCCTCCACCATTTATTTGAGACACAACAACCAAATCTCCTGTGGTATATTGTGCTATACCATATTCGCCAATGCCGTATTGTGCAATGTTACTTAGCCCTGAAAGCGTATTGGAGGCTGATCTAAATACTCCAGAATAATCAAAAGACCACTTATAAACAACAGGTTGGCTAATGGAACCAGCTAAAGTGACGAGGATTTTCTTTAAAATTGACGTTCTGGATGCTTCTCCAAAGTCAATCCAAGTGGTGTAATAGCTGATTCTATATGTCGCAGCATTGTCTAAATACCCTGTATATTCACCAACATAGCCAGCTTGCCCCAAGTACAGCACACGACTCTTGGCCTCCAAGAAGGCAGTTGGATTGATGTCGCTCCAAGTGGTGACGCGAGCAGAGCCATCCTGTAAAAGTGACCTAAAATCAAAGCAATAGGTAATAAAGCTCGCTGGGAACGTGAGCAGATAAAATGCGTTAGTCCTTGAATATACTGACTTTACATCGCTTAATGTGTCGAAGTCAATGTATGTTCTTAGGCTATCCCGAACGTGAGCACTAAACTCCTTCAATGGAGCCGACTTGTCAGCAACGGTTCTAGCGACACCACGCAAGCCGGTTGCTGACAGGAATACAATGTCCTCGCCAATGTTTTGTACGGTGTCCCTAGCTATACAGCCTACGTTGGACAGGGTATCGTCTAATGTCATTGTGCTTGGTGCACTTGCACCAGAATATATAAGTGTTTGATTGTACCCAAATATAATCAATTTGCCGTTATGCGCTCCCAAGGCAATGATGGTATCACCACCATTAGGCCATACTCCAAAGAGATTGAGTGAACCGGACGTTCCAGCCGTCCACTTGTGAGGGGACAGCGTATCTGACCATGTGACGGTATTCTTGTCGCTTGTAGTATCAGCACACCAGATACGGCCATATGCCGCTATAGCAGTGTTTGCTAGTGGTATAGTGCCTGTATAGCCACTGCGCTCTGACATACGCCTAAAGGTCGTTGTAGACACTGCCGGCTCATATATGAGCGTGTCATGTGCGCTTTGAAAGAATATGCCCAATCCATTGAATGATACAAACTGCCAGTTGTTCGCAGTGATAACTGGTGCAACACCACCGCCACCATATGTTAAGGTAGTGAGAGTCGATCCAGTTCCTGTGAATAGAAAGCCATTCCCAGCAGCCAATATGGTGATTGTACCGCTGTTCTCCACCAACTCACCAATGCAGGTAATGTTGGCAGAGCCGAGATCGGTATTAGTGGTATTGACTGGTAGCCACCCGTTTCTTGACCCGATTCGACCCGAATGGTCAATTACCACATTCTCAGCTATTAACGCATAGCCAGCATCCAAGTCTACAGACGCATCTTGTAGATTCAGCCCATAGAAGCCTGGTGCCTTGATTGAAAATGGTGCAATAGGAGATGCCATTAAACAGCAACCCAAGCAGTGTTTTCGCCAGACCTCATGCCATCCAAGGCAATGTAGTCGGATAGGATATTGGTGTACACCATCATGGCTTCGCTAGATGCAAGACCCCCATCCTCACCGCGCTCTGCCAATGCTCTTGCATAGGCATATGCTACGATAGGATCTGATGGTACTACTACTACATCACCATCTGCCGAGAGTGCGACTTGCGGTACATACATATTGAGCTTGAGTGAATACACGCCATCTGGTGTGGGGAATATCTCAATCTTGCTGTCTGTTCCATCATTGCCGTACCAAGAATAGTACACCGGATGTGAATTGGTGACAGTGGTTAGCTGCTGTTGGTCAAGAATCCATTGGATTGCACAATTGCGTAGGCGAACCTTGCTTGTGGTGTCGTTGATAGATATAGTCTTTTGGCGTGTGCCAGAGCCAGTCACAACGTAGTTGCTAGTGGATGCTACGGTTGGCAAGGTGATGGTAGTACGCATTGCCTCCCAATTCCAAGCGTTTTCAACACGCACCTTGCCGTCATTGACGAACTTTCCTATCATGGTGGAGTAGTCAGTGGTAGTCACAGATGCAACGCTAGATTCACGCAGTCTGGCGAGTACATCGTTGGTTAGCGTTAGGAATGTGCTCATTGATTATTACCCTCTATGAAGTTTCTCATATCTTCTTCGTTAAGCATACTATTAGTAGATAGCGGAACTACACCCTGTGCTATATTGCCAGCATTTTGCCCAAGAGCAGTTGCTGTATATGATGGTGGCTTTGTTTGTAACCATCCTTTTTTAGCTATAGATGGAACTACAGCTCTAGACACAGTTGGTGTGAGCGCAAGCAACGATAATCCACCTGACGGCATTGCTCCAACTAACGCACCAGTGTCTACAGCTCCTTCAAACCTGCCGATAGTGCCAAATTTTGATTGCTCTGTAGGTTGAGTTACAGTTTTATATGTATTAGAAAAATCAGTAATAGTTTTTAAATTGCCTGTTACCATTTTTTTATTGGCTGCGTATCTTCCTACAACACCAGATAGTTTTTGCAAATCAATCAATCCATCAGCCTTGCGAGCTTGGTCAATGATATTGATTTGAGATAATTTTGTTCTAGAATCTCTAAATTTATTCAAGAGTGCGGTTTTATTGCCAAGTTGCGCCTCAACTAAATCTTCGTATATATTAGCTAAATCTATACTTGATGCAGCCAAGTCCTTCTCAACTGTGCTTAAATCAGTTTTTTTATACGCTGTTCTAGCATCACTTCTTAATTTTTTAATCTTATCCATTAATATGCTTGGTGTAATATCGGTCTGTCTCAACTGTTGTTCAAGCAATTTAATAGAACCAGCATATCCAGAAAATGCTTCAGGATCTTGAGCAAATCTCTCTTTCATGGGAAGCAATAAACTATCCACATCTGCTTTAAATTGTGGAGTAATCATAACTTTGGGCGGTAGTGTTTTTTGTACATTAGCGTAATCTTGTGTTAATTCACCAATTCTCGCAGATAAAGCGTTATCACTAATCGATCCTGCCTTCATTCCTATTTGTTCTGCTAATTTTCCAGTAGCAACCTCAGTGTTTTTGAATGATAAAACAGCATCTGCACCACCAAATTTACTGACAGCTCTTTTAAATCCTGATTCAGCAGGTGCTATTAACCCAATATCATTACCTGCTTTTTTAATACCTTTTTGTATATCTAGGTATGGATCTACTTGTGCTTGCAATTGAGCTTTACTGGCCTGTACTTTACCAGCGGATTTTAATAAACTAGAACCACCAAATGCTGTTCCGGCAAGCGGTAGAGCTACCTTACCCACTTCTTCGCCTACATTTCTCCCCTGCTCTCCATTAATTGACTCTCCAATGTACCCACCCAGCATACCTAATTTCTCATTCGCATAATCCAGAGCACCACCGATCTTACCGGTTATGTACTTGCCTGTTTCTGTTCTTGGTTGATAAGCTAAACCTTTAGATTTGTTGATGTCCTCAACAGCAGTCTCTAAGTTTTGACGAGTTGTTCCTTTGCCAGTCAAGAGGGATACACCTCCTTTTAATCCACCATAAATATCAGAGGCTGTCCCAGTTAGCATGGCTGCCGGAACTTCAAGCAAACCAGCTCCGAAGTCAGCAGCCTTTTGCAATGGTGACATTGGCTTACTAGCATTTTTTACAGATGCCAATGGCTTACGCGAAGCCACAACATCTGCGTCAGACCATGTATCCGTTGGCTTGACATCTTCAACAACATTAGCCTCAGACCAGCTCATTTGTAGCCTTTCGTTCCATCAGAATACTCAACTCCTATTCTTCCATCTTTCAACTTAACCTCACGGATAACTGTTTTTGCAGAAGATGGCGGCATTTCAACAGTAAGAGGAATATTAGATTTAATTCCTTGTGCTCTGCTGTTATGCTGGTTAATAATCCATCTTGCTTGAGCTTCGTTGATGTCAAGAATTTTACGCAATGATTTCTCATCAAGAGTTATCAGGCCAGCAGCCATTTTTGTAGCATATTCTCTGTCAGCATCAGATAATCCTGTACCAGAACCAAATTGCTTAATAATCTTACCTACGTTTTGCGCCATGTTTGCCGCATACGCTTGAGAATTAGATGTGGCATCACCGCCAAAATCAATACCAGCTTGTTTTAATGCCTGACCTGCACCAACAATAAAATTAGCACCAAAACCAGTAACCATTCCTTTGTCTAGAATTGCTCTGCCGGTCTGCGCAGTTTTAATAATCTGCACAGCATCATCAGCAGATGCTCTGCCTTTGATAAGCTCCTCTGCTTGACCTTTGCCCAGTGTACCTTCAAACATTTGTTCTTGTCGTGGTAGATTAACACTAACACCTGCACCATGTCGCTCGTATTCTCCACCAACATTAACCCATTTTCCAGTCGCAGTATCATATTCTTGATCTTGTGCTAATTTTGGTTTTCCCTCAACTCCGATAGTTCTCTTCTTTAATGTCGGTGCTGAACCACCAACTTGTGTAACGTCAGCCAGTGTTAAGTCAACCACACCAAAGGTTTTTTCACCTTTATCGTTTACATATTCTTTAAACTGAAGATTTGGATTCTTTAAGTATTTTGGCATTAATTCTGAAATAGCAGCAGACTCAGCCTCTGGATCATTGGGATGCAATCTTTTGGCTTCTGCGAGAGCCATGTTATATTCTTTTGGATAGGTATTTTTTAACTCACTATTTCTACGCGCCTTCGCAGCTCTAGCAGAGTTTTGCTCTATCTCTGATTTAGTTTTTTGCAGACCATAGTATTCTTTCTGCATAGCGTTGTCATATTGCTGCAACTCTAGCACAACATCCATTCTACCCATAGCCTTGGCTGCTTGTATAGCTTGTGCTTGACCATCTTTCGTAGATATGTCATAGCGTGAAAGTATGGCTTGTTTTTGCTGTGCCTTCTCCTCTGCTGGATTGACCAGACCTGCCATCTGTGCGCCCACACCGCCTAAACCAGCTCCAGCTTGGAACATACTAGCACTAGCCTTTTGAAATGGATCTAGTACAGCATAGTTGTGAGCTTGAGTATTGGTGTCTGCAATACGTTGTTGTTGTATCTCGTATGGAGAAAGACCGAATAATCCCTTGACAATATCTTCAGCCATTATGCTAACCTCGCGCCAGTTTGTGAATTATATAATGGTGCTTGAGCTGGATTTGCATAGTTGTTCAGTGCAGTGCCAGCTCCAGTCAACAACCCACCCCAAGGACTGTAAGAATCCCCTTTGTATGCAGCAGTAGCAGCGTTAGTTGCACCACTGAGAGCCAACTGACCAGCATTAGCACCTGAAGTGCTTAGTTTAGCCCCGATTGCTGTACCTGCATCCATAGTACCAGCACCAAGTCCCTCTAGTGTGTTGGCACCACCTAGCGCAGTTGAGTATGGTGCAAATGAAGATGTTTGAGTGCTGTATGCGTTCTTCATCATATCACCGCCAGAACCAACGAAGCCCAATCCTGCTTTGGCGTAGTCGATACCACCCTGAGTAGCTTGTGATGCCAATAGAGCATCTTGTTGACGCAAGGAGTTGTAGTATGCCTCCATCTCTGGATTAGCGGCACCCATAGTGGATGTACCACCAGTAGACAGTCCAGCACGACCTGTGGCTTGTAGATTAGCCCTTAAACTATCTAATGACCTTGTTCTGGATGGGTCAAGCAGTGCCATCTGATCTGCATAATACTTTTGCGCTTGTGCCTGTGGAGATGTGGTTAGATACTGATTACCAAGATCCATTGACCTATTAGCAGCCGTAAACATTGGCTGGGTGGCATCAAATGAGTCGTTAAATTGAGTTAATCCACGATTGGATATAGCCATCAATCTGTCTTGTTGCGCTTTAGCTTCTGGCGATAGCTGGTAGCCGGCACTATTTAGATTGCCGTTGGCATCATATCCAAATTGCGACGCACCAAAGCGACTGGTAACTCCAATTGGCTTAAATTTAGCTGCATCTGCGGCAATTCTAGCTGCACCAAGAATGGCTTGTGATTGCGTAGCTGCTGCATCTTGTGCTTGTTGACCTTGTAAGTACCCACCAACAAGATTAAGTCCACCACTAATTATATTTGGTATATATTTACCAGCGGAATCCCATAATCCACCAGTAGCGGAGCCACCAGCTGCAACATTTGCTGCGCCACCAGTGTACCCACCAGAGCCATAAATTGAACTGGCGGCTGACGGATCCATAGTTAGTGATCCTGTGCCGAAACTTGGTGGATTGCCAGTCGGAACCATACTGCCATCCGTTACTGGTGCTTGCGTCCCAGAGCCACCAAACATATTACTCGCCCCATAGAGGCTACTCCCAATCTGGGCAACTGTACCTAGTGTGGAGTTTAGTTGCTCTTGCGATCCTTTGCTTGCTATCTGAGAAGTTAATATTGAGGAACCAGGAATGAATGTATTCCCTGCGAGTACAGCAACACTTTGCACCGTATCTCTAATGCTTGTCCAAAAGCTCATTGTGCGCCACCATTTCCAGCAGCATCAACCAAGCCTTGTTGCTTGAGTGCTTCCATATGTGCGTTATCCATTGGGCGAATTTCACCATTTTCAATGTAAGCAATGACTTGCTTATTACTGTCGATAACCATTTGACCATCAGCAGTCACAAAGACAGTCTCGCCATCGTAGGTTAAATCACCGTTCTGAACTTGAACTGGCTTTCCTTCGATAGTTAGCGTTCCTGTGAATCCTTGAAGCTCTTTTGGTTGTTGGCCTTGTGGTGGCTGTGCGCCAGACATCATGCCTTGTGGAGATGCCTGTGGAGGCATCTGAGGGGGAATTTGTTGAGGACTCATCATCCCCTGTTGTGGTGCAATCATGTGATAACCTATTCAAATAATGTTGATATTTTAACATTAATTAAAGTAGGCAATTGCACTATTTGCAATTGTTATCATCTTTAACTACTTATCGTGCTGCTATTGCATTTGCTGCTTTTGGTCTACCGCGCTTCTTTAATATGACTTCTTGTTTGGCGTTGTTGACACTAATGCTGAGTTTTGCCTTAGATTTCTGCCCACTCCCTGAGTTGCAGACATTGATGGCATCACCGGTGCTGATACTGCTCTCGGCCTTGCTACCCTCATTGTTGAGGTTAACGGCCTTACTGTTGGCGTTGCTTTCGTTCCCGACCAATTGTTCGCCATGCTTGATTACCTCAGTATATGATTCAAGTGAACGCATCTTAGCAATATCGCTAGGATTAATAAAACTAGCGGTATTGCCAGAGCGTTTACATTTAAAAGTTACCAACTAGGTCTACCAATAATCACCTTCCATGTAGAAGTAGCCAAATCCAATGCAACTGAGGCATGATGATTGTTGATTCTAATGGTAATGGTGTTAGCTGCTGAAACAAATACATTGACATCTGCGTCTATGGTTAGATCAACTCCAGCGGACACACCAAGAATCATATCTCCTAGTGCCACGTTCGGAATAGTAAATGTTGCGGTATCTTCAGCAGCAGCTGCAATAGATGCTGGATTTACCGTAAGATTGGCAAGCCAGAGTTCCGTGAAGGCTCCCTGAAACATCTTTGCCCCTTGTGCTACGTTTGTTACTGTTGCTGTGGTAAAAGCCATTTATATCTCCTTGGTGTGTTTTATTAAATACTCCATTGCATTTGTAAGTCTGTTTATATCATCATTAAAATGCCCCAATCCTGTATTGCATTTTCCACATAATAACTCTCTGATATGACCTTTACTATGACAATGGTCAATAACTAATCCATTTTTTCCATAATCAGATTTTTCATCATTACAAATTGCACACTTACCGCTTTGGTTTGCATACATTTTACGATAATCAAATAATCCAATTCCATATTTACTTTTCATCTTCCAATGTCGCCAATAGTCACTTCGGCTAAGATGTTTTATGGTATGAGCTCTTTCATCATAATCAGGGTTATTTTTTTTTCGTTCTTCAACTTCTAGTGCTTGTTTTGGATAAACATTTTCCTTATTGTATTCACGCATTTTAGCATTATAACCATCACGGTCTTTATCTCTAGTGCGTTGCTTTGATAATCTTTGTCTTTCACGTTCTTTTTCAAGATTACGCTCCCTATATTCTACCGCATAACCTTTTTGTTTTGCAGCATACTCAGGGTCTATCTCTTTTCTTGCTTTTATCTTTTCATATGATATTGGCATAATCTTCCCCTAGTGATAAATTACTAGGAGAAGTATATACCTATCTTATATAAGAATCAAGCGATTATTTTATAAAATTGCTCAAGCCGGCACAATTATCGAGAGGCCACCATAGTCACGCAATTCTTTAGTGCCGAAGATACAATCAGTTGTAACTAGATAACCTAGATACTCTTGCTTGTATTGCTTTTGAGTACGGATACCTTGTTGCTCAACAAGAACCAGAGAGTCCTTATGGAACATCATACCAGCACGATACTTTGTGTCAGTAGGTGAGGATGTATTCCAATCAACAGCAATAGCAAAATCATCTGAATACGATGCGCCAGTAGGAGCAGTAGATGAGAATGTCACTGATTGTGTACCAGTTTGGCTGTTAACGTGAATCCAAGGGCAGTTGCTGGAAACAAACAGCTCTACACCGTATAGATTACCTAGTCTACCAGTGCGAATGACGTTATTACCGCCAGCCTCACCAACAAACGCTTGCTCTGTAAAGCGAGAGATTCCGCGCAGTACATTGCTTTCTACAGGTGGAAGCACCAATGACAACTCCATAGAGTTAACATCAGAATCTTCAAGAGTTTGAATCATACGTCTGATAGCTGCATCAGTAATAGCTGCACCGTTACCAGTGTTGGTATTGGCAGAGCCACTGAAGTTTGTTGAACCATCGCTACCGATAACAGCCTTCTCATACAAAGCAGTTGCAGTTGCTACAGTACCAGCGTTGAAGCCAGCTCCAAGTTTATGCAGTTCACGGTCAATACGCTTGGCTAGTGCATAGCCAGCATCTTCTGTGTAAAAGCTCTTCATGCCGTTCAATGATTGAATGTCAGCCATATCTTCATATAGTTTGGAGTATTCATACCATTTATCAACATAAACAAGCACTTCAGTAGCTGTATCAGCGACTAGAGTAACTTGAGTGTTTGCTACCTTTGCAGATGCCTCACCGCGACCTGGTGATGGAATATGGAAAGTATCTCCTTTGCGACCTTTATGGTTCATTCTCTTAACGAGATTAGCCATAACTGTTTTGGTCTTGTAAGTTGCTATTGCATCATCTTCCCACTGCTCCGGAATCCACTTGTCGCTTGTGGTGATGGTTGTATTATTTGTTCCTAGTCCCATGATAAAACCCCTATATTATTTACCTAACTCGGCCTTCAGCATATGCTCTGTCAATCTCGTTTTGAGCTGCTGCGTAACCTGCTGGATCGTTAATTTTCTTTTGAATCAGTGCAATTCTGTTGTATATCTTCTTGGCGTTCTCTCCAGATCCACCTACATCTACCGAAGCTGCTTTGATAGAGTTGTTTCTAGCAGTTGTTTCAATGCTGGATTCAGCTCTAGTTCTGGCGTGTCTAACCTCTTTAAACGTACTTAAAAGATCATTAGCTGAGTCAAAATCATAGTTCTCTGCCTCTTGGAAGCTCCTAACACGCTTTGGATTGGCTTTAACCCAATTCACAAATTCCTCGTCTTTAACAATATCGTTAAAGTCGGGGTGAGCATTAGTAATCGCCCTTAAAACATTTTCCCTATTTGTTTGCTGTGAAAACCTCTCGGCAGCAACCACTTTTGGATTATTCTCAACTGCTAACCTTATGGCTTCTTTGGGATTTTCAAAGAAATCTACTTCAGGTTCTGCTACTTTTTCAACTCTATTATTTGACGATGATCTTAGTAACTCATCAGCTAACCGCCTGACATCACCAACCTCTTGTGCTTGTCTACCAACGACCAGTTCGACCTCTTGGTACATCTTCACTAATTCGGCTGGGCTTTTACCCCGAAACTTTACGGGAAGCTCTTGTTCTGTCTGCGTATCTTGATGTTCTGGTTCTTTGGACTTTGCAATCTCAGCAACCGCATCAATTTCACTTAAATCGTTCAAATCTACATCTGTCATGTTTTTCCTGCCTTTAAAAAGGTTATAGGGGTGTTAAGGTTGCCAGCCCATTCGGGTTATTAGCAAGTATGTGTCTTTATACCTATTTCATTGATAAAAGTCAACTATTTTGTTTAGCGTGTATTTTTGCACGTTCCTGACGTTGGTTTGCCCACTTGTCACTAGCTGACGGAAAGTCACCAGATATGCCCTCCAAGTGAATATGTGGTGCTCCGATCATCCTATCTGCCATCTCACCACATGGACACTGTATATTCATAGATGTGTTATCTACATATGCCTCTGTTATGTTGCCACAAGTTTCACACTTAAAGTCAATTAGTATTCTCATTTAAATCTCTCCATGTTGCCTCACTTGCTGCTTGCCAGTTGATAATAAGTGATAAAATATTCATTTCACCCTTTGCTAAGTACAATTCTTGCTCGTTTTTGACTGTATTCAACTGATTGGTTGTCTCTAAAATAGCAGTCATTTCCTCAATGAAATCAAGCCATCCGCGAGTGGACATCATCTCAAACTTGTCCTCATAGTGCCTTTGTAGCTCTATATCCATGTTCCTCCATTACTTGCTTTAAGTGTTTTTACTACCCATGCAAAACCATTCCATGTTTTAAGAGTCTTTGGAACCCATGCAGAGCCGTTCCAGTATTTAAGTCTTGCTGCTACTGTTGCTACATACGTTAATGTCGCTGCGTTTCCTGAGTAGCTGTAAGCACCTGCATCACAGGTCAGCGTATAGCCAACAATCCCAGCATACGTTAATGTCGCTGCGTTACCTGTGTAAGTGTAAGCACCAGTTGCACATGATAAAACGTAGCTTACAGATAGTGTGGCATCATTACCTGCGTAAGAATACGCACCAGCACCACATACAAGCCCATACTGTACAGATAGTGTTGCAGCCTGTCCTACATAATTATAAGCCCCAGCAGCGCAAGCCAGACTCTTGTCTACTTGTAATGTAGCCGCCTGTCCTGTGTAAGCATAAGCACCAGCATCACAAGTTAACGTATACGCTGTAGGCCCTCCAGAATCGGGGGCATCAGTTCTGAGCCTAACACCATTAACGCTGTCCCCAGCGTCAGGTCTTAGATAAATGTCGTTTGTTGCCATCTACGCACCTGGCGTAAATGTGGTGTAAGTGTTTGTATTTGGGCTAGTTCCAAAAACATCTGGGCTTCCAACCTTGTATTCTACAAAATAGTACGGGCCTTCTTGGTTGGGGTAGGCAGTCCAGTTACCAGAACCATCCGACACAGTAGAGGCTACGCATACATCGTCAGCAGTCCTGAAAACCTTAACTGTACACGATCCTAGCGCAACCCCAGTGGAATCTCTACTCACTCCAATAATTCTTGCGTTTTGCGATCCAAGCACACGGTCATTGCCACTTATATCGTCAGACACCGCAAACGCTCTACGCGCAGGGTTAACGACTGACCGACCTACAGTTCCATCGTACATCGAGTTCAGGTTACGCAGATTGACTGCGCGCCACTCATGTAAACCCTTTCCTGGTGCTAGTGACCATCCAGATTGTCCGCTATACGGACAGTTCTGACCAAATGGTACACCAGGTCTTGCCATAGAGGGTGCTGGAATGACATTGAAAGCCTTAGACCGATTCTTCCACCATTGACCTTCGATATAAGATCGTGTTGGGCCAGTAGGTTTGGGGAACTGTATCGGCATTTAGTTTAATACATCAACTTGGTAGTTATGAACAGTCATTGAGCCTGTAGCGACAGTCTGAGTAAAGAACACATCTAGTGCTGAAGCTGCTGTGTTGTCCATACCAGCACCGACTGCTGGTGTTCCGACAGGTATAATTAGCGACCCATTACTGCCCACTGCTGGCAAAGGCGATCCAATTATCGCCTCTGACTGGATAAAAGACATAAGAGGGAAGAATGTGGTAGTTGTGCCTGTACCAACAGCACGGCATACCAACGTAGTTTGGAGAAACCAAGGAACAGTAGTCTTTGCTACGATATTCAGATTTAATGCTAGTGAATCAAATACAATGGTTGTGCCTGCCGAACCCATACATATGTCGAACCGCGCAGTACCTGGAGTGGTCACAGCACATGATATTCTGCCAGACATAGTAATTTTTATCGCCCTACCAATGTAGAAGAAGTTGTTAGGCAACACGATTCGGTTGGCTGTGGGTATACATGATGCTCTAGCAGCAGCCGTTAGTGTCGGGCCGTCTGTTGCGCTCATTACAATCGTTTCTTGTGACATATATATTCCTTTAGGTTATTGTATAAGTACCGCCAGAAGCATCTAGCGTTGGGGTGAAGGTTTGAGTATCTAGCATCACTACTGCTGAACCGTAGTCCCAGTAGCCTATACATTGAGTATTGGTTAAGTTGTACAGAATTACATATCGGAAGGTGAAGCCGCCACCAGTAGCAGTCCATGTAGGGCTTGCTGGTGCAGCTAAGACTAATTTATACACACCTGCTGTCTGTGATGATGAAGTAACTGTAGCCGTTACACCTCCAGCCGTGTAGCCACCAGCAGTTCCTAGTTCGGTAGCGGATGCAGCAGTAGTGTTAGTAGCTACGTTAGGTGTTGTGTTAGATAGGATGATCTTCCAGCTATCTGTTGCAGCCTGAACTGTAGTAGCTAATATTCCTGTTCCTATTTGATACTTGACGTATGCTGCCATGTGTTACCTCTATGTTAAATCATACCACAAATCATTAGGCTGTGGATTTGGTGGTGCAGTTAATGACACCACTATCTGTGGTGTTGCATGAGTGACAGAATACATCTCTGGACTACCACCACCCTTAACTATATTGCCAGCATCTATAATATCACCATTAGACAGATTCAAGACTAGGTGTCCATCAGCAGCAATCTCTGAATCTACTACAGATACTCCAGCCTTACCTGCCTTACCATCCTTACCGTCTTTCCCATCTTTACCGTCAGCTCCAATGCCATTCTTGCCATCTTTGCCATCTTTGCCATTCTTGCCGTCTTTCCCATCCTTACCAGAATCGCCTGTGTCACCCTTTTGAAGTGCCTTTTGTTCAACCTTGACTAAGCGGTTGTCATATGACTTGAGTATCTTGCCCAAGAACATCGCCATGCCAGTGATTTTGGCATCTGGACTGACGTTTGGTCGAATCACATCAATTAACTTTTGCAACATGGCTTATTGTTGCTCTGGTGGATTTCTAAGTGAAGCCTCCAATTGATCCAAGTAAGATGTGTCAGCCTGCTTGACACCCTTCTTATCTTCCATCTGCATCTTCACAATATCCTTCTTGGACTTAATTCCTTCTTCCTTAATCATCAAGTCAGCTATCTTGACGCGCCTATCGAACTCCATAGTAGCAGCGGCATCGTCATTTGGTAGGTTAGTGGAGATAGCGTTCATAATGCGAGCTTCAGTCTCTTTTGGAGCCAATTCAGCTTCAACAGCAGTCTTTGCAGTGTCTGCTTCATGTAGTTTAGCTTTTGCGTTCAATTCAGCAGCTTGTGCTTGTTTGAGCATACCATCAGCCATTGCAGCAGCTTGTGCAGCTTGCTCTTGCTCTGGGTTAGGTGCTGACTGTTTGGCAAGTTGTTCAAGCATTTCTTCTCTATTCGATAGAGAGGAGTTCTTGAGTATGCCATTCATAAGGATTGGTGTGATTGGAGATTGCGCTCCAAGTGTTTGTATCATAAATGCTAGTTGCTTCTGCTCATACTCACGCGCAATGATACCTAGCGTTGCTGTCGGCAAGAATTTGACATCCAATGAAGGATAGCGTTCTGGCGAGAACTGCATATACCGCCAAGATGCTTTGTTAATGAACGGTATAAGGAAGTCCTCTTGGAAGTTCACCAGAGTTCGTTTGTACTTTTTAATCATGGTAGCGGTAGCCATGTCCAGACCACCCATGTCGCGTGATACTGGCGAAACACCGCCACTTGCATCTGTTGTGCCGGTTGCCATGAGCAACATACGTTCAAATTCCTTGCTGACCTCCATAGACTGACCGTCTGATACGCCAAACTTAAATGGGAACAGAATTTCTGCTGGATTGCCGTTGGTTAGGAACTGACCGCCTGG